AGACCTTGTATGGTGTCAGGATTAGCATTTTATTTAGCTCAAAAATATAAACCAGAATTAATTCAAGCTATGAAATTATATTATGAAGATGAATTAGCAAGAGCATTAGCGGAGGATGGGTCAGCTTCGAGTACATATATTACTCCTAAAGCATATTACCCAAGTTCATAATATGAACGAAAAAAAATTTATGGAACTTGTAGCAGAACTTAGAGAACAGGGTTTTTCTCAACAAGAAGCAATTGAAGAGGCTAGAAAACAACTTGGAGAAAAAGACATGGCCAAAGGTGGTAGAGTAGATAAACCTTTAGGACCTGGCGGTAAAAAGAAAAAACAAAAGAAAAAGAAAAAAAGTAAAAAATAATGGCAAAATACGCAACAGGTAAATATGCAAAAGCAATATCAGATCGATCTGGTATGGAATTTCCATATAATCAAATGGTTAGAGAATGGAATGGGTCTTTAGTTCACATATCTGAATTTGAACCAAAGCAGCCACAACTAGAACCAAAACCTATGAATGGTGATGCAATATCTTTACGTAATGTAAGACCGGATAGAACAGAAACTGCAGTTCCTCAAATATTACCTTTAAATGCTTTTACAGCAACAAATGGTTCTGCAACCATATCTGTAAATGAACCTAATCATGGTAGATCAAGCGGAGATACAGTTAGATTTAGAGACGTTGAATCTGTTGGTGGCATATCTCCAACAACAATTACAAATTCTTCAGGATTTACAATTACAAAAACAGATGATAACAATTATACATTTGGAGCAGGAACAAATGCTTCATTTACAGAAATAGGAGGAGGTGGATCTGCGTCCGCTGGACCAGTAACTATAGTAGCATAATGGCAGGATTAAGTGCATCAGGATTAAAAACACAAATAAGAAGTTACACAGAAGTTGATTCTAATGTGTTATCTGATTCTGTTTTAGAAAATATAATTTTAAATGCACAATATAGAATTTTTAGAGATGTTCCTATCGATGCAGATAGAAAACAACAATTAGGTAATTTTGTTGCTGGTCAGGAATCTATCAACTGTCCTGCAGGAGCTGTATTTATTAGAGGTATACAAGTTTATGATACAGCAGGATCTGAGATTACAGGAGCTAATAGATGGTTAGAAAAAAAAGATGTAACTTATCTTCAAGAGTATCAAGATATTACAGGAACATCAGCAGCTCAAGGTCAACCTAAATACTACGCTATGTTTGGTGGTGCTACAGGAGAATCTGATACTACATCAGGTAGAATATTTGTGGCTCCCACACCTAACACTACTTATAGATTTAGAGTGCATTTTAACGCTGCTCCAGCTTTATTAGAGGGTGATAATACTAATTATATTAGTCTTAATTTTCCAAATGGATTACTATATTGCTGTTTATCTGAAGCTTATAGTTTTTTAAAAGGCCCTGCAGATATGTTGACTTTGTACGAAAGAAAGTATAAAGAAGAAGTACAGAAGTTTGCTAACGAGCAGGTTGGAAGACGAAGAAGAGATGACTACACAGATGGAGCAGTCAGAATACCAATTAACTCAGCAAACCCGTAGGAGAATAAATTATGGCGATATCATCAGCAATATGTTCAAGTTTTAAACAAGAACTTTTACAAGGTAAACACAGTTTTGAATCTTCAGGTGGTCACACTTTTAAGATTGCATTATTTGATAGTGATGCAAGTTTGGGTGCCGCTACAACAGACTATTCAACTTCAGAAGAAATTACTAATACATCAGGTTCGGCATATACTGCAGGTGGAGCGACTCTTACGAACTCTGGAGTATCATTATCTTCAACAACAGCATTTACAGATTTTTCAGATGTAACTTATTCATCTGCATCTTTTACTGCAAATGGTGCATTAATTTACAATACAACAACAGATGGTGGTTCAAGCACAACTGATGCTGTTTGTGTAATTGCATTTGGCGGTGATAAAACAGCTAGTAACGGAACTTTTAAAATCGAGTTTCCAACAGCCGACGCAAGTAACGCGATCATCAGATTAGCATAGGAGGCCGACCATGTCGGTGTCTTCAGGATGGGGCCGGTTTACCTGGGGCCAAGCTTATTGGAACGCAGACACAACTTTAAAAACAGGTTGGGGTGCACAAGCTTGGAATGATGGTGAATGGGGTGAGCTTAAAGATGCTATTGCACTTCCAACAGGTTTATCCATCACATCTAGTATTGGTTCAGTAGATGTACCTGATCAAATAATTACACCTTCAAGTTTTGAAATAACATCATCACAAGGTGAAGCTTTTGTTCCTGTCGTATTAGAAACAAGTTTATCTGCATCTTTCTCTATTGGTTCAGTATCTGTAGTGGACATGCAAGTTGGATTAACTGGTCAATCTGCAACAAGTTCTGTTGGATCTCCAACTGTTAATGATATGACCGTTGGTCTATCAGGCCAATCATTTACTGCAAGTCAAGGAACTGCAAAAGCACCAAATGAAACAGCAATACTTTCTGGTGTATCAGCAACATTTAGTCAAGGAACTGCACAGGGTATATCTTCACAAGAAGCAACATTAACAGGTCAATCATTTAGTGCTAGTCTTGGTAGTGTTACAATACCAAATGATGTAGTTCAGTTATCAGGTGTATCAGCTTCATTTAGTTTGGGGTCTATAGTTGGATTAGGAGGTGCTCTTGCTCAACCTTCAAGCTTAAGTGCAACAGCTAGTGTAGGATCTTTAACAATTGAAGAGGCATTAGGGTTAACAGGTCAGTCATTTAGCGCTAGTGTTGGATCTATATCTTTAACTGATATTGTTATTGGATTACCAAGTCAGTCAATAACTACAAATATTGGGACTGTAAATATATTCGCTTATGGCGATGTTGACACTGGCTCAAATACATCTTATAGTGATGTTTCAACAGGTTCGAATGACTCTTATTCGGATGTTGCATCTGGATCAAATACAAGTTATAGTGACGCTGCATAGGAGATAAAATATGGCATCAACATACACACCACTAGGTGTTGAACTTCAAGCAACTGGTGAAAACGCCGGTACATGGGGGACAAAAACTAATACAAATTTACAGATTATAGAACAAATAGTTGGTGGATTTACTGCACAATCAATTGCAGGCGGAGCACAAACAACAGCATTATCAGTTTCTGATGGATCAACTGGTGCAACTCTTGCACATAGAATGATTGATTTTACAGGAACTATTACAGGAAATCAAATTGTAACAATACCCTTAGACGTTCAAACTTTTTATATTTTAAGAAATTCAACTTCAGGAGCATACACAGTCCAATTTAAATATGCATCTGGTTCAGGATCTACATTTACTTTTGGAGCAACAAATAAAAAAACTGCAATAGTATTTGCAGCAGCAAATGATGGAACTAACCCAGATATTATAGAAGTGCAAACGGGTGGAGATGTTGTTGATGATACATCACCTCAATTAGGTGGTGATTTAGACACTAATAGTTTTAACATAGCATTTGATGATGCACATGGAATTAATGATGAAAACGGAAACGAACAGATAATATTTCAAACAACCAGTTCTGCAGTAAACCAATTCGATATTACAAATGCTGCAACAGGTAATGCACCTAGTATATCTGCAACTGGAGGAGATTCTAATATAGATGTAGCCATTATTCCAAAAGGAACTGGTGAAACTAAAATTGGAACAGGAGCTGCAGCAGCAACTCTAACTTCAAGTGGTGCATATGATTTAGTTTTAGATACAAATAGCGGAACAAACTCAGGAACAATCACAATTACAGATGGTGCAAATGGAAATATTACAGCGACACCAAACGGAACAGGTCTTGTTGAAGTCAGTGGTAATACTAATGCTGGAACAATACAACTTAATTGTGAACAAAATTCTCATGGTATTAAACTTCAATCCCCTGCACACTCGGCAAATCAGAGCTACACTCTTATATTTCCCACTGGCAACGTAACAGCAGATAGATTTTTAAAAGTAGCATCAGTATCAGGATCAGGAACAACAGGTGTTGGTCAATTATCATTTGCTGAAGTATCTGGTGGAACATCATGGCAAGCTGTTAAAACTTCTGGATTTACTGCAGCAGCAGGTGAAGGATATTTTTGTAATACAACATCAGCAGCTTTTACAGCAACATTACCGGGATCAGCATCGATTGGTGATGAAATAAGTTTTATAGATTATGCAGGTACGTTTGATACAAACAATTTAACTATTGGGAGAAACTCACACAACATACAGGGTTCTGCAGCAGATTTAACAGTGTCAACCGAGAGAGCTGGTTTTACATTGGTTTACGTAGACTCGACTCAAGGTTGGCTATTAAAGGATAAATAATAGCAATGTCTGAATATAAAGGTATAAAGGGGTTTCAAGTTCAAACCCGTACAGCAGATCCAGGTCCAACTGAAGCACAACCTGGAGACTTTTACTACAACTCTACAACAGGGCAATTTAAAACTGTAAACACAGGTGGAGCACCTATTGGAACATGGGCATCAGGTGGATCATTAAATACATCTAGGTCTGGATCAGGAGGCACAGGTACTTCTACAAGCACTTTGGTATTTGGTGGTCGTGACTCTGGTCCTGGTTTTTCTGCAGCTAATGAATCTTATGATGGCTCATCATTTACTGAAGTGGGGGATTTAAATACAGGCAGAAGAAGTTTAATGTCGGCAGGTATTGCAAATACAGCTGCATTAGCTATAC